TCGCTCCGATGGATGTCTTCAAGGACGGAGTGAAAGTCTCCGAAGCCAAAAACATGGACGGCGCGATCATCAGCGCATGGATGAAGGAAGGCCAAAACATCGGCCAAGCAGGCAAGCAGGTCTCGCTGCCACCAGGCTACACGGCCAAGGAAAACCTCGCCAGCAAGCGAGCCGACAAAGCCCTCGCCGACTTCTTCCGCGACCGCATCAAGAAGATCGACACCGAACTCGAAAAGGTGCTGGTGCGCGAATACACCGAGGCCATCACCAAGGCCGTGAAGCAATCCCGCCCGAAGGCCGGTGACAACGGAGTCCGCAAGTCAACCCTTGGAGCCGAGACGCAGAAGTTCGCCGACATGGTTTACCGAGCCACCCTCCTTGACGACGAGGCCACGCCCAAGCGCATGGACGAGATTGATGCCGCGCTCACCAATCCGGACGCCACCGCCGAGGACATCTCCGCTCTCTCTGAAGAGCTGTCGATCCTCAACACATTTGGCGACCTCGACAACCGTTCGTCCGAGACGCTCGCACAGGGTCTCGACTGGCTCAAAGGTCAACTGCAAATGGGACGCGAAGCGTGGCGGATCAAGGAGCAGGCCCGCATCGACGAGCAGAGGGCGCGTGCCGCAGCGACCATCGAATGGCTCGGCAAAGGCACAGCAAAAAAACGCTTCGCCGACAAGGGACTCATGCAACGCATCACCGAGGTCGGGAACAACTACCTTCTCGACCACGCCAGTTTCGAGCAGTTCGTCACCGCCATGCTCCCGCCGGAGATCGCCGCGAACTTCTCCGTGCGTCTCCGCAAAGCCGACATGGCCGCGCAATCCGCAGAAATCCGCGATGGCAAAGGCATCCTTGATGCCGTCCGGGAAGGCGCGAAAGCCGCCAACATGTCAGCAGGCGATGCCATGCTCTGGCTCAAAGGAGATCAGAAAAATGCCGTAGCCTACCTTGAAGGCCGCAAAGTGAAGGACGAGCGCATCGCCATCGAACTTGCTCAAAAGATCGTCACCGGCGAGGCCGACCGAAGCAAGCTCACCGATGCCGATATCGAGACGCTCCGCAACGAACTCGCCGCACTCCCGGCGGACACGCAAAAAGAATTCGTCACCATCAAGCGTGTCATTTTCCGTGGCGAGGATGTGAAGCTCGACATGTCCCGCGCCAAGGCCATCCAACTCCTGCTCTCATGGAACCAACCGGATGTCCAAATCAAGATGCGGAAGGAAGGATGGACCGATGAAAGCGCAGCCGACCTTAAGGCTCTCGTCAACGATCCCGTCTCCCGATCCGTCATCAACTACCTGCAAGCCCTCTACGGCAAAGGCGTAAGCATCGTGAATCCGGTCTACTCGCGAATTTTCGGCATGACCATGCCGCAGGTCAAAAACTACGCGCCGACTCGGTTCCTCAACGCCAAAGACTCAAAGGACATCGGCCTCGACGGGTCGCCGACCGCCACCGGCACGACTCCGAGTTTTGCCAAAACCCGTGTCACCCACTCTGCCAAGATCGCTGCAGAGGATGCCCTCACCGTGGCGCAAGGCCACATCGCCCAGCAAGCCCATTGGGTCCATTTCGCCGAACTCGCCCGCGAATTCCGCGCACTCCTCTCCTCCCCGGATGTCCGCGAATCCCTCAAGCAAAAGCACGGAGATGCCGTCCTCAAAAGCGCCGAACTCTGGGCAGACCAATTGGAACAACGAGGCGGCAACAAGGCCCGCGAATCCGCATGGCTCAACAATGTCATCGGCACAGCCATCTCCGGCAAAGCAGTCGCATCGCTCGGATTCAACCTCAAGACGCTCGCAATGCAGCTTGAAAACACGATCCGCTTCGGCCTCTCGCTCGACATGAAGCAGATCGCCTCGGCGCTCTCACAACCCGGCAACATCATTGAGGACATCCAGACCGTCTGGGAATCCGATGCCATCCAGAACCGACTCCAAGGAGGCGCAACCGCCGAGGCGCGTTTCCTTTTCTCCCGCTACGCAGGCAAACCAAACTTCGCCGCGAAGATCGCCGAGGCATCGATGACCCCGATCAACTGGCTCGACTCCGCAGGAACTTCGATCTCCAGCGCCATCGTCTACAGGGCCAACCTCGATGACGCCCTCGACGCAGGCATGCCAGAGAACCTCGCCAAGCAAGCCGCACTCAATGCCGCCAGCGAGGCCATCTACCGCTTCGCGCAGCCGGTCAGCTTTGGCCAGAAAAGCATCATGGAAAACAACGGGAATGTTTTTGCAAAAACCTTCTTCCTTTTCATGTCCGACCCGCGCCTCAAGACCGCCATCCTCGCAGATGCCGCTCGCGGGCTGGCCACAGGGCGAGGCAAAGCCAGCGAACACATCCGCCGCATCGTCGCCGTGGAACTCATGGCGCTCGTCTCCCATGTCATCTCCAGCGCATTCAAAGACACCTTTTCAGATGACGACGACGAGGAAATCTGGGGCATCGGCGGCTTTGCAAAAGCCATGCTCCTCGCCCCATTCCAAGGATTCTTCTTCGCAGGATCAGTGGCCGAGGTCGCCCTCTCCAAGCTCACCGGCCAAGGGTATTTCACCTCGTCGCAAAACCCGCTCCTCAACACCGCCGAGTCGGCAATCCGCGCCGGGTCAAACCTCGATGACGCCTTCAACTTCAGCGACCCAGACGCCATGCTCAAAGAGTGGAACAATATCTTCCGCTCGATGGCAGTCACGCCAACCATGGCCGCGCCTGCCGTCCTCCTCAACATGGTCAAGCCTGCGCTCGGCCTCTACCAAAACGCCACCACCGAGGACTGATTTTTGACTAGCGAATTTTGACTGATACCATCCACAACATGAAACCAATGAACTACCTGCTCACACAACTCGGCCAATCGTCAACATGGAGGGGCGTCCTTCTGGTCCTCACGGGGCTGGGCGTCTCGCTTAGTCCGCAGCACCAAGAAGCCATCGTGGCGGCGGGGTTAGGGCTGGTCGGCGCGATCAACATCCTCCGCAAGGGATGACCCCGGGCCGGATCGCCGCAGGAATGATCCTCTTCGCCTTTGCCTGTCTGGCACTGGCGTTCCTCACCTCCTGCGTCAGCGTTCCGATCCCGCCATTCGGCGACCGAGTCGGCGAGATGGGCAACCTGCAACTCAGCGTGTCGGTGAAATACATGCCGGTGCAAAACCCCGACCTCCCCGCAGACGACAACCTGTCCTATGCCTGGTCGAAATTCGGCGAGGCAAAAGCCCTCAAAGACAAATGACAAAGCTCCTCGCCGAAATCGCCGCCTCACAAATCGGAGTCCGCGAGGAAGGCGGGAACAACAACGGATCGCAAATCCGAGACTACCAGCGGGCCACCGACCTAAAGCCCGCCTCATGGCCATGGTGCGCGGCCTTCGTTGATTGGTGCATGCGCGAGTGGCTCCACGCTCCCGGCGTCACCGAGTGGCTCAACCTCCAATCTTCAACGACCGAGGAATGGCGACCAAAGACCGCCCTCGCCTACGGATTCCTCGGCTGGGCGAAGTCCCGCCCCAAAACCTCGGTGATCTTGCACGAACGCGACCTCGCCCAACCCGGCGACATCGTCGTCTTCGACTTCTCGCATGTCGGAATCGTCGAATCCGATTCGGGCTTTCAGATCATCACCATCGAAGGCAACACCAACGGACGAGGCGACCGCGACTCCGAGTCCGGTGACGGCGTCTGGCGCAAAGCACGGCAGAAAACCATCGCCCGAAATTTCATCCGAATCCGCCCCGCCTTGGCACTTTCTGGCACTCCTTCCGTAAATCGTTCGTAGTCAGTAGCCGTTTCTCGACTCGAAATCGAACGCAGGGCAACCTGCCGTGGGTTCAAATCCCACCCCTTCCGCTCCTCCAGTAAAGCCTCTGGAGCCTTTTTCCAAGCGGGTCTACAGACCTCCCCCATCTTTTGCTTCGTGTTTTTTTCTGTTGCGTGGTTTTGCTTTTGAGGGGATGTTTTTGGCACTAGTTGGCACTGACTGCCAAAACACCAACCAACAGAATGAAACCCAACCCCTATGCAGTTCGGTTTGAAGATGCGCGAAATCGATGGGTGCTTGATCTCAAAGCATCTTATTTCGGGGATCGGAAACGGATGTTTTTTGAGACCGAGTTGGAGGCGCATTCGGAGGGGGCGCGGCTGGTGGATGTGTTGCGCGAGAAAGGTCGCGAAGGAGTGAGGAGCGAGGAGGGCGGGATGTCGGTGGCGGTGGCGACCCGGATGTTTGCGGCGGAGAACGCGACGAAATCCAAATCGCATATCGCGAAGGTCGAGATGCTGTGCCGGGAACTGAACTCGAAATGGTCCGGGGCGTTGTCTGCCATTGAGCCGGTGGCGTTGACGAGATGGATCAACCAGACCTCGGATTCACCGACGACTAGGGCGATGTGGTTTCGCTATGCGCGGATGTTTTTCCGCTGGGCGGCACGGATGAGATTCATCGAGCGGTCGCCGGTCGAGGGGATGCGGTCTCCGAAGGCGACACCGTCGCGAAACATTCTCACGCCCGCGCAAATGAAGGAACTGCTCAAAGCTCCGATGCAGGATGATGTGAAGGCGCTGGTGCTGCTAGGCGGGTTCGCGGGCCTGCGGACCATCGAGGTGGCGCGGATGAATTGGGAGGATGTGGATTTCAAATCGAATCAAATCCATATTCGGCCCGAGGTCTCGAAACAGACCACGGGAATGCTGGAGCGGGTCGTGGATATGACCGAGCCGCTGGTGAAACGGCGGGAATTTTTCAAAGGGAAGAAAGGCGTGATCGTGAAAGGATCGCTGGAGGCGTTGCATGAGGCGCGGCGGCGCGTGGCACTTGCTCTTGGCTGGGAGGGCTGGCCAGAGAATGCGCTTCGGCATTCGTTCGCGACCTACCACCTCGGTCGCTGCGGGAATGCGGGATTGACGGCCTACCAAATGGGTCACACCTCGCCAGCGATGGTGCAGAGAGTCTATGCGGTTCCCGCCGTTCGGGCCGATTGGAAAGCCTTTTGGAGGATTTGACCTATGCCTTACGCGAACAAAAAAACGCAGCAAAAGTTCATGGCGAAACAATACTCGGATCGCTACCGCACGGACGATAAATTCAAGGAGGCGGAGAAGGTTCGCAAGGCGGATTGGTATCAGAGGAACCGCGAGAAGGTGATTGCGCGTGTAATGGAGAACAAGGCGAAGAGGGTGAAGCGATGACCGTCTTCATTGTTTCCGGTTGGTTGTGTCTCTTTGTGGCGTCTTGCTTATTCATGGGCGAATACGCGCCAGCTGGTAATTGGTGGAACAAAACATGGTTCGGAATTTACATTTTCTGCATGGTAGTTTTAGGGGTTGCCGTGATTTATTTTAGTTTTTTTTCGGTGAAATAAATTTCCGCGCAGCCAGCATTCATGCGGGTTGGCGGGCGGATGGACGGTTTTGATTTGGGGCGCTGGTCAAGTCCCCTCGCCTGCGGAGCGTCTGTTTAAGCGGGTGAATTTTTATTTCGGCCTGCGGATCATTTGCCCATGCGGTTGTCAAGTGTTTTTTTATGGTAGGTGATCACCGCATTGAAGAATAATTCTTGTGTGGTTTTAGTAACCTCGGCTAAGAGTTTTTTCGTCATGCCAAACCAACACTCCACCGACAAAGAAGTGATCGGATTTTACATCCCTCGCACATTGGCGGCACGGGTTCGCAAAGCTGCCAAATCCCGTGGGCTGACAATCACCGCTTTCATTGAAGAAACTCTTACCCATGCCACTCGCAAAACCATTCTCGCGCCAGAGGACTACCTCGCCATCGCCGAAGCCACAAAAAGAGCTGCTGGCCGTGTGGCTTCCAAGAGAGCTAGTCGCCCGAGTAAAAATTGAGGCGGAAGCAGGCAAAAGACCAACCAGTCGGCAGGTCGAGTTTTTTTTGGAGCAGGTTTTAGTAACCCGCCAAGTTAAAGATGCATACATAAAGTCGCTAGAATAAACAATTTTTTTATAGAAAGGTTTTAGTAACCCATGAACATAATGATGACCGTAGAAGAAGCCGCTCAACTCACCGGCTACGCGCCGTGGACGATTCGGCAGTTTTGCAACAAGGGGATGTTCACCGCAGAAAAGCCCCGTGGCGACCGTGGCGGTTGGCGCATCCTTCGGCCCTCGCTGGAGAAGTGGTGGTCGGACAAGCGCCGTGCGAGCCTCAACACCCGGAGGGCTTCCTAATGGACACCATTCTCCGATGCCTAGATTACGCCTTCGATTTTATCTGGATGGTCTCGCCGGTCGTCATCCTCGGCCTTTGTGCATGGAGGCTCGCACGATGAGTGCAGGATTCGCCATCGCCCTCGCCATCCTCACCCTTGGCTCCTGCCTCGCGAGCTACCACTGCGGGCAGAGAAATATGTTTATCCGCATGCGCCGTTTCGAGGAACGCCGCAGGCGATGGGCGGAATGGGAAGATTTCGAGGACTAGTCCTCACCACAAGAAAGCGCCCCGAAGGACGGCAATCCAACGGGGCAAAGTTAAACCACAAGAAAAGCAGTAATAACAAAATGAGTAACACACAACTGACTACACAAGTCAACACACAAGTCGCCTTGGGCGACATGCAGGTCATGGCTTCGGCCATCGTCAAATCGGGTCTCTTCGGCATGAAGACCCCGGATCAAGCACTCGCGCTGATGATCGTAGCGACCGCCGAAGGGCGTCACCCCGGATCGGTGGCGAGCGATTACCATATCATTCAAGGCCGCGCCTCGCTCAAGGCGGACTCGATGCTGGCGCGTTTCCAGCAAAGCGGGGGGCGTGTCGAGTGGCACGACCACACGAACGAGAAGGTGTCCGCGACATTCTCCCACCCTGCGGGCGGATCGCTCCGCATCGATTGGGACATGGCTCGCGCCAAGGCGGCGGGTCTTGGATCGAAGGACAACTGGAAAAGCTACCCTCGCCAAATGCTCCGGGCGCGGGTGATCTCGGAGGGGGTCCGGGCGACCTTTCCTGCGGTCCTCAATGGGATGTATACCCCGGAGGAGGTTGGTGAGTTTGACTCCCCTCGCCCAACACGCTCGGTAAAAGTGGAGGTCGCACCAGAGCCGGTGGCGGAAGCCCCGAAGCTGATCGAGGTCGAGGCCGTGGCGGTTTCGGCTGATACCGAGGCAATTCCATCGGAAACCCCAAATTGGGCGGACGAATTGGAAAAGCGCATTTTCGAGCATGAGGCAAAGGTCAACACCTTCCTTGTTTCTAAGGGCCAGATCACCGAGGGCCAGACCTTCCGCGACATCGCGGATGAGGGCTACCGCAACCGGGTGCTGTCGAACACGCCACGCTTCATCGACGCCGTGCTGAAGGAGGTCGCATAATGAGCGCGACAATCCGCCACTCCGCTCTCGACAAGCTGGACCTCTGTCCTTGCTTTGAAAGCAACCCCGTCTCCGGTCCTGCGGCGGAGCGAGGGACTCGGATGGACTTGGCCTTCCGGGGTCTTCTCATGGGGGAGCGCCAGCCGTTCCTCTCGCTCTCTGACGACGAGCAGGATGCGGTGCTGTGGGCGGTCACAACGGCCAAGGAATTGGCCGAGGGGCATGAGATCATCGCCGACGAGGCGCTTCTCAAAGTGACCACTCCGCACCTTTCCCATGAGGGAACGGAGGATTCGCGAGTGAATGCGAAATCCATGAGCATGGATTTGAAGTCGGGCCAATTACGCTCGTATCACAAGCAGCAGGCGGCTTACGCCCTCGGAAACATGGACCGCACTTTTGCAAAAGAGTGGGAGTGCGTGTTGCTATTCTGCGATCAACGCGAGGTCGTCCACTACCGCTACACATACGAGGAAGCCGATGCATGGGTGAAGGGGATTGTAGCCTCGGCGACCGATCCCAACCGCCAGCCCTGCGCTAATGAGTATTGCTCATGGTGCCTCAAAAAAGACCGATGCCCACAGGTTGTCGAGCCGGTCGTGCAAACGCTGGCGACCGTCGAGTCCTCGGTTTCGCTGGCCGATGTCCGGCAGGGGATTCTGGCCGACCCGGATCGGCTGGGGAAATTCCTCAAGGCGGCGTCGATCTTTGAGAAGGAACTCCTCAAGCCTATCAAGGATGCGGCGAAGGAAATCCTCGCAGCCAGCGGGGATGTTCCGGGTTGGAAGCTCCAGCACCAGACCGGCAGCGAGTTCTTTGACCGGATTGCCATCGTCTCAGCGGCGGTGGCTGGGAAGTCGGGCCTCGATGACCTCGTCGCGGCGATGGGTGGCGACATGGGTGGCAAGGCATTCCGCGAATGGCATGAGAAAATGCGGATGCCGGTGCGGGAGCAGTATGCCCAACGCAAGGCCGACATTGTTAAATTGGTCGAGGACAAGCCGAAGAAAGCGAGGGCCGCGAAATGATTGAAGAAATCGCTGATGACTATGCCTATCTGCGGAGAAATGTTGAATTTGAAGGAGAGGTCGCTCCGGCAATCCTTGTGTTAGCGGCTTCCATTGAAAGGGCAGCGCCGTTTTCCAGAAAAAACGCAGAAATTTTCGGGCATGAGCTGGGCCTTGCCTTGGCACACGCGAAGGAGGAATCCAAATGACCGGCGAGGAACTACGCGACCGAGGCATCCTGCAAGTGGATGCCTCCACGCCGGAGGATTGGAAGGCGACCTGCGATGGGGTCATCTCATGGCTGGCCCGCAACGGAGCGGAATTCACCGCCGAGGATGTCCGGCCATGGATACCCGAACCACCGCACCCGAATGCGATGGGTGCGAGGTTTTCGGCAGCGGTGAAGACCGGCGTGATCCAGCACCTCTGCTACCGCAAGGCGAAGCGGGCCAAGGCTCATGCTCGGGTGCTGGCCGTTTATAGGGGGGCGCATGAATGAGCTACACCTATTTGCTGGAGCAGGGGGAGGAATCCTCGGCGGCATCCTTCTCGGACATACCCCAGTCTGTGCTGTCGAGATTGAACCTTATTGCCGGAAAGTCCTGTTGCAAAGGCAGCGGGACGGAATCCTGCCAAAGTTCCCAATCTGGAATGATGTCACCACCTTCGACGGAACTCCGTGGAGGGGACAAGTCGATGTCGTCTGCGGAGGATTCCCGTGCCAAGACATCTCAATTGCTGGGGGGGGGGCTGGAATTGAAGGCGAACGAAGCGGACTCTGGTCAGAAATGGCCCGAATCATTGGCGAAATACGACCCAAATTCGCGTTCATGGAGAACAGCCCAATGCTTACTTTTCGAGGACTTGGGCGAGTCCTTGGAGACCTTTCCCAACTGGGGTATGATGCGAGGTGGGGAGTGTTGGGCGCAAACCATATTGGAGCAAGGCATAAAAGGGAGAGGCTTTGGATTGTTGGGAACTCCTTTGGCAAGGATGTGGAAGTATCGGAAGTGGTGGAACCGTTCCAAGCCGATGGGCAATTTGGACGAGTTGCCAGCTACGAATCCAGAAATGTATGGGCATCTGGCTGGCAAGCAAATGAGCCTAACATGGTTGGAACATCACATGATATTTCCACTTGGGTGGACCGATCTCGTTCCATTGGGAATTCACAAGTTCCTGCAGTGGCAGCACTCGCATGGAGAATTCTTGGAGGTGGGAAATGACTAAGCGACCGGCGTTTCAATTCTACCCCGGCGACTGGCTGGGGTCGCAGCGGGTTTCCCTGCTCACGCTGGAGGAGGAGGGGGCGTATCTGCGCTTGCTGGCGTCCTGCTGGCAGCACGGTTCCATCCCATCCGATCCAGACAAGATCGCCCGCCTCATCGGCAAGGGTGCTTCAACCACCCTTGCAACCACCCTTGCAACCATGTTCCAACCGCACCCCTTGGAGTCTGCTTCACTGGTGCATGACCGGCTGGAGCGTGAAAGGGACAAGCAGGATGCTTGGGCTGAAAAAAGCCGCGAAGGTGGCAGGAAATCGGCTGAAAAGAGGCAAAACCTCAAGGGTGGTTCAACCACCGTTCAACCACCCTTGGTAGGGTGCTTGCCAAATGGTTCCAACCAAAAGGCAACTCTTCTTCTTCAGTCTACATCTTCTAATACTTCTTCTAACGAAGAAGTAGGGGTGGAGTTTCCGGCGAACCTCAAGTCGGCGGATTTTGGAGCGGCATGGGAAAGCTACCTTGCTTACCGAAAGTCATCCCGACTCAAAGCCCTCGCCCCGGCATCGGTCCAAGCACAACTCCGAAACCTCTCGGAGATGGGTCACGACGAAGCCATCGAAGCGATCAACCAATCCATCGCCAACGGGTGGCAGGGCATCTTCCCGCCGAAAAACAAGAAACCTGCGCCTATTAAACAAGAGGAGGTCGAGCAATGGTAGCCACGGTCCAATGCTGCGCGACCGAGTCGTGCTACAACTCGGTGCCGGTTCCGGGCGATGATCTGCTGCGGATTTTCCCGAACATCAAAATCCTCTGCGATGAGTGCGATCTCGAAAGGATCGAGCGGCTCAAGCAGGAGCAGGCCGCAGAGGAGCAGGAGAGGCGGCAGGAGGCGTTCCATGCCATCTGCCCTCCACTCTACCGCGAAAGCGACCCCAAACGCATTCCTGCGGCCTTCCTGCGCGAATGCGAGGCATGGCGCTTTAATCCGGTCGGCCTCGGTCTCGTCGGGCCTGCGGGCTGCGGGAAGACGCGGGCGGCGTGGATACTGCTCAAGCGTCTGCATTTTGAGAACTTGCGTGTCTTTGGCATCACCTCCACGGGATTTGCGAAAGCCTGCGCCGACCAGTGGCACGACAATCCGCAGGCCAAGGCGCTCGCCGAGGACACGCTGACCCGCTGCCGCCGGACGAAAGTGTTACTGCTCGATGACCTCGGCAAGCAGAAGATGACCGAGCGCAGCGAGTTGGAACTCTTCGACCTGCTGGAACACCGATCCTCCCACGAACTGCCGGTGATCTGGACGGCGAATGCCGAACGGGGTGCGCTCAAACAAATGCTCTCGCCCGACAGGGGCGAGCCGATCCTCCGGCGGTTATCGGAGTTTACAAAGGTGGTGAGGGTATGACTGCACAACAAATAGAACAAATACTTGAGAATCTTGCTGTAATCCATACCTTGTCTGCGGCTCGTCAAAAATT